GGTTTATAACACTAAAACTCGCAAGTTAGGCAAGTATATAGCTGACAGTTTAAAAGGACCTCTAAACGTCAAGGGAACTGGCATTATCGGCTTCGATGAGCATAAATCCGTGACAAAAACACTCCGCAAACCAGCCGATACATTGAAAGAATTCTCTAGGGCTACTAAGATACAATTACGTAGGTTTCTTGAAGATATTAAAGCATCCGAAACAAAACTCAACGGGCGCATCAACGCAGATATCGTATTACTTCGCGTTCAGTAATAAATACTGTAACAACGGAGTAGTCAATGGCCACACCATACCCTAACACACCACAAGCCGAAACCGGTTACGATAGTCAAAATAACGTAAACGCACCAAGCCTGTTTCAAGCCAATACAGGTAGCCAGTCCGGTGCTCACATAGCATTTGACGGATCTGTACTAGATTCAGCCGACACTAAACGTGCAGAAATTACAGACTATGTACGTATGCGCTTAGGCGATGGCATTGTTGATGTTGAGTTAGAAAAAGAACACTATGAGATGGCCATTAAGCAAGCTCTAGTCAAGTACCGCCAAAAAGCACAAAACTCTACAGAAGAAAGTTACGTCAATTTACGTTTGCTTCCTGAGACACAAGAGTACATACTACCTAAAGAAATACAGCAAGTACGTCAAATTTTCCGACGTGGTATCGGTAGTGTTACTGGTACAAGTGCTAGCCAGTTTGAGCCATTTAGCTCAGGCTACTTAAACACATATATGTTAGTAGCAGGTCGTGTTGGTGGCCTAACCAACTACGAGTTATTTGTCGACTATCAAAAGTTAGCTATGAAAATGTTTGGCGGCTTTATGAACTTTACATTTAATCCGGTTACTAAGAAATTAACCATTGTTCGTAAGATGCCTTGGCAAGGTGCTAACCCAGATTTAAATCAACAAGAATCTGTACTACTTTGGGTGTTTAACACCAAGCCAGATCAAATGATTTTTAATGATGCTTATGCTTTCCCTTGGATACAAGAGTATGCGTATTCGTTTGCTAAACGTATTTTAGGACAAGCATACAGTAAGTTTAGTAGTATTGCTGGCCCACAAGGCGGAGCAAGCCTAAACGGTGCTGCTATGGTAGCTGAAGCACAAGCTGAAATGGAAAAGCTAGAGCAAGACCTAAAAGAATACGTAGACGGAAGCCAGCCGTTAACTTGGATAACAGGTTAATTGACAAATTAACTAAAATATGTAAAAATAGCCCTTATATATTGAGGGCTTTTTTATGATTATTGGCGTATGCGGTTTTATTGGGTCGGGCAAAGACACTATTGCTGACTATCTAGTAGGTTTTCATGGATTTCGTAGGGATAGTTTTGCTGGCACACTTAAAGATGCTGTGGCGGCTGTATTTGGCTGGGATAGAGAGCTACTAGAAGGCCGCACACCCGAAGCCCGTGCTTGGCGCGAACAAGTAGATCCATGGTGGGCTAACCGCTTAAACATGCCAGACTTAACTCCACGGTGGGTATTACAATACTGGGGCACAGAAGTGTGCCGTAAAGCATTCCATGACGATATTTGGATTGCTGCCTTAGAAGCACGTCTAAGCCGACGTAGCGATAATACTGTTATTAGCGATGTACGTTTCCCGAACGAAATAGCCAGTATCCGCAATGCAGGTGGCAAGATTGTTTGGGTTAAACGTGGCGATATTCCTGTATGGTACCATTTAGCAGTAAACGCCAATGCCGGTGCTCCTATTGCTCAAGAAATGCTTAAGGACTTGGGAGTACACGTTAGCGAAACCGCTTGGATTGGTACTAAGTTTGATGTCGAAATTGATAACAACGGTACTATTGAAGAACTTTATACTAGCATTAAAAATCTGGTACTATAGGAGCAGGTCTCCACGGCACCCTGGATCCTAATATGTCAATTTGACAGTTAGCACATATAGTTTTCAAGTTGAACGGATTTACATTTTTTAAGTTACCATCAACGTGATACACAAACAGTTGCTTTAAAGTCTTAGCTTTAAAGTTGCACATCTCACAACGATCCTTCTTCCTATAGCCACTCTTGGCCCAAGCTGGCGGGATCGCCTTGAGCTTTTTGCCCTTGCGAATACAAGCACTACAACTATTGCGGTAATGTCTAATACCTTCGCTGATATAGTTTACAGCAACTAGGTTTATTTGACAGATAGGACATAGGTCACGCTTCAACATACTGTATTTAGCGGCTCAAGCGGCAACAAACCTTCCCAAAGGCTCCTGTAACCTCCATATTTTGCACCTTTATAATAAATAACTTTAACATGTAATATAAAGGAATATAACCATGGCACTAGTATCCCCAGGAATTTCGATTTCCGTAAACGATCAGAGTCAGTACGTAAACTCAAGCGTAGGCTCTGTCCCACTAGTTTTAGTAGCTACAGCAGAAAACAAGACATATAACAATGCATTGGCTGTTGGAACAACTAAAGCAAACGCTGGTAAATTATTATCATTTACAAGTCAACGCGACTTAGTAACAGCAATGGGCACACCAAAATTCCAGTTAAGTTCTGCTGGTACACCGATTAACGGTAGCGAACTAAACGAATACGGTTTGCTAACAGCGTATAGTGCTCTTGGTTTAGGAAATCAATTGTTTGCTATCCGTGCTGACATTGACTTAGCACAATTAACAGGTACTGGTGTACGTCCAGCAGGCAATGCCGCTGATGGTACATACTGGTTAGATTTAGCTAACACAGAATTTGGTATTTACGAATCTGATGCTACAACATCAACATTCAGCAACATTAAGTCTAAATTATTATTAATTACAGACACAGCACAATTAACAACAGACTCACCTCCACAACCAAAAGCACAAATTGGTGCTGTTGGTAGCTATGCACTAGTATTTGATGGTAGCGAAACAGTTCGTTTATTCTTCAAAGCTAGCAAAGATGCATTTGGTTCAGGTGGTGTTGCAAATTGGGTACAAGTAAACAGCCGCACATGGCAGTTATCACGTCCTGTTGCTGTGGGCACAAATGCAATTACTAGTAGTAACAAGGCATTAAACGGCACTAGCATTTCCATTAACGGAAATACTATTGCACTTGGTAGCGACTACACAGATGCAGGCGATCTTGCTACATTTATTAACACTACATTAGTTAATACATACGGTGAAACTGAAGTAAAAGCAGTAAAAACCGCAGCGGGCCAATTAGCATTTTATGTTACTAGTCTAGCAACTGATGGACAGTTAGTTCTTAGCAGTAGCGGCGTAGGTAACGCATTATCAGTTACTGGCATATATGCTGGTACTTACAATGCACCATTGTTCTTCTATGGCACTTTTGCACAAGAGCCAAGCAATGGCTGGGGTGTGTACCCAACAGGTTCTATTTGGTGGAAAACAACATCAACTGGTGGCGGTTATAGCCCATCATTGAAAAAATACAGTTTGGCAACAGACTCTTGGGTTCCTGTAGCTGCACCAATGGTTGGTACATCCGTTGATGCAATCACAGTTCTTGATCCAGTGGGCGGCGGCATTAATATTCCGTTTGATACAGTAATTACATCAATTGAAGTTACTGATAGCACAGCTAATAATTTCCGTCTTGCTAGCAAGATGCACAATGTTATTACAAAGGGCACAGGTAGCGTAGTTAGCACAACAGGTTTACCAACAGGTTCGTTTACCTTGTATGCTAGCGCAACTCCAATTGATAAGGCTTTATCAAATGCTCCTAAACTAGCATCTGATTCAGGCGCAAGAACTAACTTCTTAGGCTACACAATTACAACTACATTAACAACTGTAGATTCTTTGGTAGCTGACATTTTAGCTGCTAATATTCCTTACGTAACAGCAGAAGTTACTCAAGTTGACAGCACTCATGCAACAGTAACTATTAGCCATACTTCGGGTGGTGTAATCCAAATTTCTGACACAGACGGCATTTTATCTGCTGCTGGATTTGCAAGCTCACCTGACTTAAACGTAACAACAAACGGTAGCACAATTACTATTAACAGTTTTGTAACATTTACAAGCAATGTTAAATTTAATACAAGTGTTCCATACAGCGCACCTGCGGATGGTACATACTGGTATTATAGCACACCAACAACAGTCGACATCATGATCAATGATGGTACAGCATGGCGTGGTTACAAGAACGTAGCAACAGACTCACGTGGTTATGTATTAAACGGTTCTGGTTCTGCTGCAACTGATCCACTAGGTGTTATTATGTCTGCTTCTAAGCCAACAGCACAAAGCGATAATACTGTTTTAGTAGCTGGCGACTTATGGTTAGATACTAGCGACCTAGTAAATTATCCAGCATTGAGTCGCTACACAGGTACAACTTGGGTAGCAGTTGACAACACAGATCATGTATCAAGCAATGGTATTGTGTTTGCTGATGCACGTTGGGCAACTGATGATTCTACAAATGTTGTTAGCGATGCTTTACCAGCAATTACAGACTTGTTAACAAGCGATTACACAGACTTTGATGCTCCTGATTATCGTTTATACCCACGTGGTACATTATTGTTTAACACACGTCGTAGTGGTTACAACATTAAGAAATTTGTTGCAAATTATTTCAACGAAACTAGTTTCCCTGCAAACACATACGGTACAGTAACTGAAAAAGATGCATGGGTAAGCGTAAGTGGCCTAAACGAAGATGGTTCGTTAAAAGCTGGTTCTGCTGCACAACGTGGTGTAGTAGTTGCTGCATTACAAAGCGCAGTTGACAGTAACGTTGACATTCGTGAAGATAATTACAACTTTAACTTATTAGTTGCTCCTGGTTATCCAGAATTGATTGACAACTTAGTAATGTTAAACGATGATCGTGGCAACACAGGTTTTGTTATCGGTGATACACCAATGACATTGGAACCAACTTCTACAGCAATTAGCGCATGGAACAATAACGCAACAGGCACAGGACTAGCAACAGCAAGTCCATACCTAGGTGTTTACTATCCAGCTGGTTTAACAAATGACTTAGCAGGTAACACAGTTGTTGTTCCAGCTAGCCATGCTGTATTACGTACATACTTGTATAACGACAATGTTGCATATCAGTGGTTCGCTCCAGCTGGTGTACACCGCGGTCTAGTTGATAACTTCAGCGACATCGGTTATATCAATGCTACAACAGGCGCATTTATCCATAACGGTATCAACAATGGCCTACGTGATGCATTGTATCAGTTAACCATTAACCCAATTACACAATTACCTGGTACAGGTTTAGTTGTATGGGGTCAAGTAACTAAGTCTGGTGACACAACAGCACGTAACCGTGTAAACGTTGTTCGCTTAGAAAACTACTTACGTACATCGTTTAAGTCAATTGCAAATGGTTTCTTATTTGAACCAAATGATGGTATTACAAGAAAAACTTTAGCAACACAAATTGAAAGCGCATGTCACGATTTGTTAAGCAAGCGTGGTTTATATGACTTCTTGGTAATTTGCGATAGCAGTAACAATACTTCAAGTATTATCGCTAATAACCAATTGTATGTAGACGTAGCAATTGAGCCAATGAAAGATGTAGAATTTATTTACATTCCTATAGCTCTTTACAACTCGGGTACCATTGCTAATTTGGGCGCGAGATCAACCTAAGAATATAGATAAATAAGGATATAGGAGAATAATATGGCGATAGCATCGTTAAGCAAATTTACAGTTCCGTTGGCAAACAACCAGAGCGCAGACAACCAAGGTCTGTTGATGCCAAAATTAAAGTATCGCTTTCGCGCTACTTTTATTAACTTTGGTGTTACTAACTCTACAACAGAATTGACCAAGCAAGTAGTTGACATTAAGCGTCCAAGCGTTAAGTTTTCACCAATCACTATCGACGTTTACAACAGTAAAGTATACTTACAAGGTAAACCAGAGTGGGATGAAACAACAATTAACTTACGTGACGACAGCACTGGTGCTGTTAGCAAGTTGGTTGGCGAGCAAATCCAGAAGCAATTTGACTTCATGGAACAATCTAGTGCGGCTGCTGGTATTAACTACAAGTTCCAACTTGTATACGATATCCTAGACGGTGGCAATGGTAATACACAGCCAAACATTTTAGAGTCATGGGAATTAGATGGTTGCTTCCTAAGTAGTGCAGACTATGGTGACATGGACTACAAGAGCAATGATCCAGTGCAAATCGCATTGAGCATCCGCTTTGATAACGCTATCCAAACAGTTGGTGGTGGTGTAGGTACATCAGTAGTTAGCAATACTCCAGGTAGCTCAGTTAACTAATTAAGTTTTAAAACATTAAAAGCCCGGTCTTAAAACACCGGGTTTTTTATTGGATAAATATTATTATGGCATTATACAAAACATTAGATGACGGATCTGTAGGACAAACTATTGTACGTGACTATCAGCACGGCAGAAAGATTTTCATTGATAGTCAATATCGATTAAGTCCTAAGTACGGTTTTCTATTTTATGTTGAATTTGACTTTAATCCATTGATTACAAACGTAAGCAATCAAGCGGCACAAGAACTTGGAATGGTAGTTAAGTCATGCACATTGCCAAAGTTTAATATTGAAACTAAAGTACACAACGCTTACAACCGTGTAAACATTGTGCAAAACAAAATTAAATACGATCCAGTGAGTATTACATTCCACGACGATCAATCAGACAACGTAAGAAACTTTTGGTACGACTACTACAGTTTCTTTTTCCGTGATCCAGACTATGCCGATGCTACGTATCAAGCAACACACAAATATCAAAGCCGTCCAAGTTTTGACTGGGGCTACAGCCCACGCCCTACCGTTGGCTATAATAATGCCAATGGTGTAGAGCCATACCAATACATACAAGCTATTCGCATTTACAGTTTATATCAAGGACAGTTTAGCGAATATCAATTAGTAAATCCTGTTATACAATCATTTAAACATAGTGATCATGCCAATGGTGAAAACACCGCATTGATGTCACACGAAATGACAGTACAGTACGAAACTGTAAAATACCTAACAGGTACAGTAACAGAAAATACTGTAGGTGGATTCATTGATTTACATTATGATCGTAGCCCAAGTCCGTTAGGATCAAACCTAAGTACAGATGATACTATTATAGATTTAGCAAATAACACAACAGCAATCAATCCAGCATTGCGAATCGATTCGGCAATTGCTGCTACAAGTTTGTCTGGTGCATTGTCTGCTAGTTCGTTATTATCTGGCGCAACAAGTGCCGCATCGTTAACGCCAATTAATAGTGGCGGATTTAGTATTCCAAGTTTGGGTAGCTTAACACAAGGTGTAACCAATAGTGCTATGTTAGGGCAACAGTTAAATGCCGCAGGCATTGGCATTGTAGGCGGAGCCGCTAGTCAGGTTGCTGGTGCTATCACTGGTGGTATTGCCGCAGGCCTTGGCGCCAATGGACAAAACATTTTAGCTCTTGGTGCCGCAGCAATTAGCAATCCTAGTGCCGCATTAAAAACAGTTGAGAACATGGCTATTCAATACGCTACAGGTATTGTTGCAGGTTCTATTACAAGTTTACTAACACCGTTGACTAATAATCTACAACAAGGTTTAACTAGCGCAATTCAAAATAATATTACAACTCCAATATCAAATGCCTGGGGCGAAGGACAACTTTGGGTATCACAGCAGACTTATAGCATGATAGATGCCGGAACAATACCTCAACAGTACATGTCAGATCCGGCTCTTCAAATGCTACAGAACTCGGACAATGGTAATATGGCAGCTCCATTGACTATTGATAATTCTGTTCCATATACTCCAGAATAATTATGACAACTAATCAATTTACCACAGCAACCAACATAACAGGACCAGACCTTAGTGCGGCCTCTGCTAATGCTGATACTAGAAAATATTTTAATAATTTCTATTCTATTAATTTCAGTGTAAACGCAGACACTAATGATGCTATTACTGCGTTTTTTGAACAGTACACATCAAATAAAACTGCCGCTAAAAATCTTTCTGCTAGTATACTTTACACAGCAATGGCACAAAATTTAGATCCACTGACAGTATTAGCAGACTTTCAAAAATTACCACCAGGGCAACTTAACAATTATCTAATTGCATTTTTAAATATTAACCGTGCTCCTACTAGTGTAATTGGTATTAATGCCGGAACAAAAACTAGCCCTTACGTAACTCGCACAATTCTACTATAATGGCAAAATACGCTCAAGGTAAATTTCAATTACAAAATCCACAAAAGTATGTAGGGAATAAAACACCAACCTACAGATCAAGTTGGGAATTTGTGTTCATGCAGTTCTGTGACAATAATCCTAATGTTATCAATTGGGCAAGTGAAGCAGTACATATCAACTACCGTAATCCATTAACGGGTAAGAACACTATATATGTTCCAGACTTTTTAATTACCTATGGTGATGCCAATGGTAACCAACGTGCCGAACTAATTGAAATTAAACCTAAAAAAGAAACTACTTTAGAGGGTGCTAAAAATATCCGCGATCAAGCTAGTGCTATATTAAATATGGCAAAATGGGAAGCCGCACGTGCCTGGGCTAGAGCACACGGATTAACATTTCGTGTAGTCACTGAAGATATGATTTTCCACCAGGGCCGTAGCAAATAAATATTGCTATGACCAAGAAATTAGAAGAACTATTTAACCTACCCCCACAAGACGGCACACCCGACCCCACAGTTGAGGAAAGTACCAGTTTTGTCAACGAAAACCGCGACTTAATCACGGAAATTAACACCGCTATTAGCAAGATTGATATAGCACTTCCCACAGTACGTGATTTAGACACAGCCGACGAAGAACTAGATGAACTAGCAAAACTAGCCAAAGACAAAGCCGAAGATCTAATAGATTTAGGTATGAATGTAGAGCCACGTTTTAGTGGTGTTATTCTACAGACAGCTGGTGTAATGCTAGGTCACGCTATTACAGCTAAAACTGCCAAATTAGATAAAAAGTTACGTATGATTAACTTACAGCTACAAAAAGCCAAGCTAGATCATCAGATTAAAAAAGATACTGGTAAAGCCCAAGACGACGAACCAATTGATGGTGAGGGCATGATATTAGATCGCAACGAATTGTTAAAACAGATCCTTAACAAGCCAAACAAATAATTGATTTAGTATAAATATACAATATATAGGATTATAAAGATGAAACCGTTTCAGTCTTACATTTTTGAAATTAACAAACCATACGAATTTCGTATTAAAATGGCCACAGTAAATCCAAGTACTGTTATGGACCAAATTAAAAATGCTCTAGACACTTATCAACTTGAAAGTGTTAGTGCTGTTAAAAGTATCCCAATTCAGGAACATCGTGAATTTCCAAAATGGGGTCCTTGCGAATGTTGGACATTTGATGTTAAGGTTGCATATCCTACAACAGTACCAGCAATCCGCCAAACTCTTAAAGAACGTGCTGGCATCAATCCTGATTGGATTTGTGTGCGTACCTTAGGCGAATCAATTGATACTGAAGAACAAGAACTACATGGCAAAGACCATGAAGGCGCACTACTAGACGAAACTGAATTACAAGATGAGCCAGAAGCTCAAGCACTAGCTGGGCAGGTCCGCGTTGGAAGTTTGTTAAAAGAATTAGAATCACGTAAGTTTGATTTTGCACAAGATAGTAATGCAACAGGTGCCACGACAAATACAGCACCACTGGGTGACAAGAGCCCCGTAGGATCGCAACAAAACAAAATCTCTAGCCCAACAAAAGGAAAGTAATAATGAGCCACCACGACGATAATCTATATACCATCTTAGGTAAACTAGCTGCACTAAAACCAACAGCACAAGAAAAGCATGATGCTACAGTAAAACAAATTTACGAAAGTGTAGAAGCCCAAGGATCTATTATTTCCGGCGTAGATGCGGTTCAAGCTAAACTAGCCAAGTCATTTGCTGAAAGTGATTTTAGTAAGATGAGTACAGCAATTCAAAAAACAGGTAAGAGCAAAGCCAGTGCTGATGCTATTACTGCCGCTGCTGGCCGTGAGAAACTTGGACAAAAAGAAATGACACGTCGTAGTGTTGCTGGACGTAAAGATGAATGCGCTGGTTGTGCTATGGGCGAATGTTCTTTACACAGTATGCAAGAAGGCAATGATAGAGATGCTATTGTTTCCGCAGCACAAAAAGCAGCTGCAATTAAATCCATGAAACTTCATGGTCTTAGTGACGAACAAATTAAAAGAAAATTAAAAAGAATGGGTATGCAAGAAGGCGAAACTACACACACTGGTGGTGAAAAAGTTGCAACTGCTAAAGGTACAATCCATAAGAGTAAAGCAACAGTTGATACAGAAAAAGAATTAAGTCGTGGTGATGTTCCTGACCTAGACAAAGATGATAATGCACCTGCAGCATCAACAGAGAAAAAAGGCCGTGGACGTCCTAAGATGGCTACTAAAGATCGTTCACAGGCTAGTATGCCTTGGGGCGGTAACCCACCTAAAGTAGATGCAAATCCAACTAAGAAGTGGCCAAAAGATAAAACACGAGTACACAAAATGGTCGGCGAAACATTAGAAGATAAAATGAATAACCTAACACAAGATTTAATTACAGAAGGTCGTTTAATTGATGAAAGCGGCGAAACATTAGATCATATTTTAAATCGTTTCAAGCACGATGTTAAAAGATTTGAAGCAGGCGAAGATATTTACAACACTGATTTGTATCATGCATTATTTGACTACTACAGTGAAAATGGTGAAATGCCATATGGTACACAAAAAGCACGTGATGGTGACCCAGTAGAATTTATTCATGACCGTTTAGATATGCTATTAGCCGACAAAGCCTACGGTAAAGATCCTGCCAATGCAGAAGACTACGGTGTAGAGAGTGAAGCAATTGGCGATCCTCAACCTGGTATCCCTGGTAATTTACCAGTTCCTGGTAAAATGGATCGTTTAAACAATCCTCGTGATTACTACGAAGAAAAAGAAGAAGGCACAACCGACATGGCAGACGAATTAAATGAACTAGCACGTTTAGCTGGTTTATCCGAAGAGTCGCGCGGTCAATGGCTAAAGACTAAAGCTGCAGGCAAGCCAACAGTTGATGCATTTGGGCAACAGGATATTCCTGTAGCAGGCAACGCCAGTAAGTCGGAAGTTGACGAAGAAGATGACATGGAAGAAGGCAATCCATTTGGTAAAGCAGTACGTGACGCCAAAGTCGACGGTGTACAACCTGGCGAAAAAGTTGAAGTTGATGGCAAGACATATCCTGTTAAAGAAGGTATGGAAGTTCCTGGTTCTGATGCTAGCGAATTCAATGTTAGTACAAATATGAGCAGTGACGGCGAAAAGAACGTTACAGTAACAGCTACAGGCGAGCATGCCGCTAGCTTGTTACAAATGTTACGCATCGCTGGTCTAGGCAACGGTGAAGCTGCACAAGCACTACAACAGCCACAAGCTGAACCAGAAATGGGCGACGATGAAGGCGCCGAGTTTGTTGTTGTTGGCCAACCAGAAGCAGAAGTTGATGAAGAAGCAGTTGACGTTGATCAACCTGCTGAGAAGCCAGCTAATAGCCCAGACCCAAAATACGGTACAATCAAAAACATTACTACACAAGGTGATGATATGAATCGTGAAAAGCGTCAAGATCCAGGTACAGCTAATAAGGCTGCTAACCCAATGACTAACGCACAGCAAGTATTAAAATCTGTAGCACAGTTAGAATCTAAGTTAGCTGAAGAATACGAAAGTATTAAAAAAGTTAGCAAATAAAATAAAGCGCACTTAGGTGCGCTTTTTTATTACCCAAAATTCCACACTATAAATATTTCACATGAGTATTTTATATACCTTTCCTTTTTCTGCAATCTCTGATTTTGGTACAAATAAAACAATCGCAGGCACGGTTACCGTCAGCTTGCCCGATTATAATTTATCTATAACCAAAAGTTTTAGTTTGGCTTCACAAACCTGGGCAGAAAATCAAGCCACGGATTCTATAACACTAGAAGTAGATGATGGTGTTATAACGGATAATACTGTTACGTTTACTATATCAACTGCATTACAACACTCCGATGATATTGTGTTATTATACCCACCGACTGCCAATGACAATACAAATATCTATTATAGATTAAGACACGATGCTCAATCAATTCCAGCAACAAATTTTACTAATACAAAAAATTGGTTTAACTTGCCACTACGATTAGAACAAACAGCAACAGTTAAACTAAAAGTAATTGTAGAAGATTCAATCAATGACGTAGTAGACTTTTTGGCTGATCAGGTTGTGTATAGAAAAGAATTAACCTACGTAACAAGAGAACAAAATAAACCCAATATGTCCGCAGAGGATAACATTGAGTATTATCTTGGCAAAGACAAGTTTAAAAATTTATTTTTTAATACAGAGTTGCCTACAGCTTGGGAAATACCTGCTAGAACAAAAAATACAATGTTTAAGCCACTACAGGATATTACAGTTAATGCATCAGACGGCAAAGAATACAAATACAATAATCTTGGATATAGAGCTAACTTTGACTACACAGTAGACACTCTTAAAGACAAAGACATTATACTATGCTTAGGCGATAGCGACTTGTTTGGGTTTGGCTTAGACTATAACAACACATGGTCGGAATTATTACAAGAACGTATGCCCAGCAATGTATTATTAAATATGGGAATTAAAGGGATTAGTGCCGACACAATTACTAGGGTAGGAGTAAAAACTATTACTACATTACCTACATCCATTAGTGCGGTATGCGTACATTGGCCACACACCAGTCTAAGAGAGTTTGTTAGTAAAAAATACAAAAGCAACATACACACGCACAGGAATTATGATTTACCTTATGCTGATTGGTGGGATCACATTGACTGGCAAAGTAACAATTATAATTTCCACAAAAATAGAATACTGTTAGAAAGTGTTTGTGCCAAATTTGGCATACCTTTTTATGATTTAACTATTAACAAGGATGATACTCGTGTGCCATTGGATAGAGTAGAGTTTGGTATTTACACTTCAATTGGGCCACTAACGCATCAAGCAATAGCTAATTATTTTTATAAAAAGATAAACAACTTACCTGGCTTATTTGAAACAACGCAGTCGTAGTTTAACCCGGTAAAACACAGTCCCAAACTGAGAAGAAGGTTCGAAGCCTGCCCGACTGCTCCAAAAGGTATAAATACTATACTATGAAAATTACAGAAATCATTACAGAAGCTAAAGTACAAGACGACTCTAATAATGACGGAATTCCTGATAGCCATCAAACAGCTACCCCAGGTTTGCGTAGTCACAAACATTTAGACAACTCTAGCCCATATCATCCGTGGCGCTTTGCTGCATATTTCTTAGGTGGTGCCGGAGCACCAGATGGCAAGTACGAACACGAGCCAGCTAAAGATGGCCCAAACGGTCAGTCACTAGTAGCCGCTGCATACTCCGAAGGCGAGCGTAAAATTCTAGACCAAGCTGCCAAAGCCTTTGGTTGGGAAGCTAATCATACACAACTTACACCCGATGGATCATCGGAAGTTGAATCTGTACATAAAGTTAGTCCAACACGCAAAGTTGGCGCAATCGCGCTTAAGAAAAAATGAAACAATATCGCATAACTAGCGAAAACTTTGTATTGCCTGGAGAAACAGGTGATGCAGACGCAGTTATGGATTCTAAAGATTTATACGAATTAAAAAAGTTAGCCGGTATTACAGGACTGCTAGAAGCTGAGGCAGGCATGTATACAGGTCAAAATGTTGCACCACAAGCAACTGAAGATGGTATTGAAAGCCCAATTGGTAGTAATATTAGTGTCACTGCTGAAACACGCAATGCATTAGAAAAAGAATATCACGCCATGCCTGGCACTGATTTATGGTTTATTATTAACTTTACTAAGCCGCATCTAAACGGGAGTGTTAGGGATAAAGTAGAGGCCTACTTAAAACAACACCCCGAGTATCGCCCTCGCACATTTACCGACAATACCTAAGCCGCTTCGAGCTTATCCCTGCCTAAGTATTGATACCACGAATCTTGTTTAACATTAAATGGCATCTGCTTCCATTTGCCTACTAAGCTATAGTAGTCTGGCTTGTATGGTTTCATTTTGGGTTTAATTAGTTTGCTACCCTTAGCATGGTTACAACTCTTACAGCTGGTAACACAATTTTCCCAGTTAGTCTTGCCGCCAGCACTACGTGGCACGACGTGATCAATTGTTAGTTCTTCGTAGTCAAATACATCTTCGCAGTACTGACATTCAAACAAGTCGCGCATATATAAGTTATAACGGCTAAACTTAACGTTCTTTTTATAGTGGAAGTAGTCCTTAGTCACGCAGATGCTAGGAACGTTTAATGCTAAACGTTCGCTATGTATGATCCAATTTGGGTAAGTTTCTAGAACGTGAACCCTGCCTAGATACATTAGTTTGATTGCATGTTGCCAATTAATAACACTTAGGGGTAATACGCTAATTGGCTCGTAATTAGAATTTAGTAGAAGTGTGTCCGACATTAAATATACTTATATGAGTAAAGAGTTAGAAACTGCAATTATTAAGACACCTTATAAAAAGATGTCTTACACCGAGCATCAAATACAAGAGCTCGTCCGTTGTGCTGACCCCGTCACGGGCCCACAGCACTTTATGGACAATTATTTCTTTATACAACATCCAACTAAGGGTGCTATACAATATCATCCATTTGAGTATCAAGAACGACTAATTGATACATATCACAATTATAGATACTCTATCAGCTTAATGCCAAGACAAACGGGCAAATCGACTAGTGCCGTGGGATATTTGCTGTGGTATGCTATGTTTGTTCCGGATTCTACTATTCTTGTAGCCGCACACAAGTATTTGGGCGCACAAGAGATTATGCAACGTGTTCGTTATGCTTATGAGAACTGCCCGGACTTTATTCGAGCAGGTGTTACTAGTTATAACAAAGGATCACTAGACTTTGAAAACGGAAGTCGTATTGTAAGTCAGACAACAACAGAAAACACAGGACGCGGTATGTCACTATCACTACTATACTGTGACGAGTTTGCGTTCGTTCGCCCTACTATTGCGAGTGAATTCTGGACTTCCATTACTCCTACACTAGCCACAGGTGGTAAATGTATTATTACATCAACACCAAACTCAGACGAAGATCAGTTTGCACAAATTTGGCGTCAAGCTAACAAGTGCTTTGATGAGTTTGGTAACGAAACCGAACTTGGCGTTAACGGGTTTAAAGCATTCCGCAGTAAGTGGCAAGAACACCCAGACCGCGACGAGAAGTGGGCTGCAGAGATGTTAGCACAGTTAGGCGAAGAACGTTTCCGCCGTGAGATGGAATGTGAATTTATTATCTTTGACGAAACACTAATCAATCCATTGTTCTTGGCAGAGATGGGCGGTATAGACCCAATTGAAAAGCAAGGACAAATACGCTGGTACAAACGTCCCGAACGAGATAAGACTTATGTAGTAGCATTAGATCCTAGTTTAGGCACAGGTTCAGACCCTGCAGCAATACAGGTATTTGAAATGCCTGGACTAAAACAAGTAGCTGAATGGAGTCACAATAAAACTATTGTACAACGTCAATGCGTTATTATGAAAGAAATTTGCCAATACTTAGCAGACACAGTTGGCAATAACAATGTTTATTATAGTGTAGAAAACAATACTCTAGGCGAAGCCGCTCTCGTAGCTATTAATGAAATTGGCGAAGAAAACATTCCAGGCACATTCTTAAGTGAGCCTAAAAAAGGAGCCGCGGGTGTACGCTACCGCAAAGGCTTTACAACAACAAATAAATCCAAAATAAGTGCTTGTGCTAAATTTAAGAGCTTGGTTGAAACACGCAGACTAGTTATTGCTAGTAAAGCATTGATTAGCGAACTAAAGAACTTTGTTGCCGCAGGTACTAGTTATGCGGCTAAAATAGGCGAGCACGATGACTTAGTAATGAGCACATTGTTAGCTATACGCATGATTATGATGCTACAACAGTTCGATTCTGGGCTAGATTCTGAGCTTAAAGACAGCTTAGATACCTTTATCGAACCCATGCCTTTCATAATGATCTAAGATAAATAGTTTTATGTCTAAAGAAATAGAATCCATCGCATCAGCACTTTTTGATAAGATCCGCACACGTTTCAGCAATGTTACGTTGGGCGACGAAAAAGCTCAGGCTGCTACAGATCCCGAAACCGCACGGTTTTTCAACTTTACCTATACAGGCCAAGACGGCGCACAATTTGGCACAGTGACTATAAGTCTAATTGACGAAACAAGTTTAAAAGTATATTTTGGACAAAACATTTCTGCTGAGATGGATCGCGAACAGCGTAAAGAATGGTATGAATTCTTACGCAATCTAAGACTATTTGCAAAACGCAATTTATTAACATTTGACACACGTGATATTAATAAATCTAATTTAGAATTACAAGACGTAAAACAACAAGCTAAAACAGATGACGCATTTACAACTGCCGATGTCCCAGTAACTGAAAGTAAGTTATACGGCAAAGGCGGTCGCCCATATAATAGTTTTGCTGACAAAGGCAACACTAAAATTCTTATTCGTCACAAAGACAAAGTAAATGATGAAGTTCGCGGAAGCCGTGCTCGCCAAATCCAAGAAATCTTTTTGGAAACAGAACGCGGCGAACGCTTCTTATTAAACCACACAAACCTACACGGTGCGTATGCTATGGCCGAGCATTTAAATGCTGGTGGTGATTTGCATGACGAACGTGCAGAACATATTGACGGCATTATTAAAGAAATGTCGGCAATGAAGCATTTTGTGCGTAGTACTAAGCATCGCCAATTTGAAGACCAAGAAACAGCAGACATGACTTGTAGTGCTGTACATCATTATGATCAACTAAAACGTACACTACGCCAAATGCGTGGCGCTCGTGGATACCGTAGTTATTTTGAAACCTGGACTCCAGCAGAAAATCCTTTAGAAGAGAATGATGTTGATGTTGATGCACTACGTGAACGTTTTGTTAAAAAGATCTATGATGATCGTTTTACAGAAGCACTTCCTATTGTATACAACGCATACAAAAAATATAAATCAGAAGCCGCTGGACAGCTAGGTGATGAACTAGCTGAATGGGCCAATGAAGTAACAGAGTCAACTTGGGCTAAACCAGACTCTGCAGATAAGATTCGTGCTCTAAGAGAATTATTAAAAACTCCTATCCATGCCAGTGATGCACAAAGCAAACTAGAACCACTCATTGGATCAGATGAGTTAAACGACGGTATTGATCAATTGCTAAGAAGTCAAGGACCAGACGCAGATGTTACACCATTGGTTAAACAGTGGATGGTAAACAACATGCCTAATTTACTTGACAAAATGGAAATTGGAAACAATAATAGTCGTGACGCACAGACAAATTGGACAGCACCTGTTAGTCCAGAAGAATCACATCCGAACGATCAATACGGTAACACTACAATGGACCAACCAGTTACCGAAAGCGACGATTTGGATTTTTTACGTAATTTAGCCGGTTTGGTAAAATAATACAAAATACCGTTTGACAAGCTAAATACATTTGTTATACACTAGCAGGGTGCTAGAGTATATCTAGGCAAGTAGTACATTAAGACCATCTTATAAAGGAAAAACATCATGGCAACAACATTAGCAGAAATTCGCGCAAAGTTACAAGCATCTGAAAACCGCGGCGGCGGCAAATCACAACAAGGTGGCGACAACGCTATCTATCCACATTGGAACATCGCAGAAGGTTCCACAACACGCATTAGATTCCTCCCAGACGGTAACACAAAAAACAGCTTCTTTTGGGCTGAACGAGCAATGATTCGTTTACCATTCGCCGGCGTCAAAGGACAATCTGATAGCAAGCCAATCGTAGTACAAGTTCCATGCGTAGAAATGTATGGCGCCGCTTGCCCAATCTTAGCTGAGGTACGCCCTTGGTTTAAAGATCCTTCCCTAGAGGAAATGGGTCGTAAGTATTGGAAGAAGAAGTCTTATGTATTCCAAGGTTTTGTTCGTGAGAACGCACTAAGTGATGATAAGGCACCAGCTAATCCAATTCGTCGATTCACTATTAGTCCACAAATCTTTAATATCATTAAAGCGGCCTTAATGGATCCAGAGATGGAAGAGTTGCCAACCGACTTGCAACGTGGTTTGGATTTTCAAATCGTTAAAACAAGTAAAGGTGGCTACGCAGACTACTCAACAAGTAAGTGGTCACGCAAAGAGTCAGCATTAACAGCAGAAGAACAAGCCGCAATTGATGAGCATGGTTTGTTTAACTTATCAGACTTCTTGCCAAAGCAACCAAACGAAACAGAACTCAAAGTAATTAAAGAAATGTTTGAAGCTTCTGTTGATGGTCAACCATACGACGTAGAACGTTGGGGTGCTTACTACAAGCCATTTGGCGTAGATGCTCCTAATGCGGCTCCTAAAGCAGATTCTGCTGATGCACCAGCCCCAGTGGCAAGTGCTCCAGCTCCTGTAGCCGAAGATGAAGATGATGTACCAGCTCCAACTGCTCCTGTAGCAGCTCCAGCGGCAACACCATCGAGTCAGAAAGCCGAAGATATTTTGGCAATGATTCGTAATCGTCAGAAACAATAATCTTTCCTGATTAGGGTGTGGGGGCTTCGGTCCCCACTCTTTCTTTATGCTCGGTTACTTAGACCCCGTATTATTCCCGGACGAGATCCAGGTGATTGAACTCACCCCAAATCGTTACGTCTATCCTATATATAAAAATGGTAGCAGTGGCCTAGTTGAAAAAGCTATCAGCACACTCAATACCGACAGAATTGCTAAAATGGGGCACGTTGAGATATTTCTCCGTGATCCGTTTGAACGTTACGTAAGCGGAGTACAAACATACTTACGCTACAATCCACATCTTGATCGTGCTACAGCACTGACAATGATTGATCAATACCTGTTCTTAGATCGACACTTTGCTCTACAGTTCCATTGGATAGTAAACTTAGTTAGGTTTAATCCCGACGTATGGATGACTTTTAAATCTGTAAAAGAACTAGACAACGATCTAGGCGAAACTTGGAACACTCTTACACGAGACCAAGCACTAGTCGATTACTTTGATAACAATCAAAAACTTTGGTTCTATTTACAGTTAGATAAAATCCTATGCGAAGACTTTCTTGGGCAAGCAGTTAAAATGAATATGGTACTTGCTCATATTAAAATGAAGTACCCATTACTATACGAAGAAACAATATTACGAAGCAAGGAATTATGCGCTGTCCTAGACTAGATCACTTTGTACGCTTTAATCACAATGGCACAGTTAGCCGTTGTGGCCACATGGTTAATGCACCCAAGTTTAGTACACTAGAGGACATGGATTCTAGTAAATGGAATAGAGTCTTACGTGGATACATGGACTGGCCGGCAGAGTGTATCCGTTGTCAGCAAACAGAAGAAGTAAACGGAACAAGCATTAGACTAAACGCAATAGAGTTCGATAAGAAACAAACTAATCCAGACTATTTAATTGTAGGTGGAGTATTAGACAATGTATGTAATAGTGCTTGCTTAACTTGCCACGAGGGACTAAGCACAAAGATTGGTAGCTTAACTAGTAAGACATATCCTATTGTGGATAATACACAGGGCTTTTGGTCATTACCGCAAGATCGTATTGTACATTTAGATTTAAACGGTGGTGAACCTAGTGCTAGTAAAAACTATCGACGAATATTAGCAAACTTGCCCAAGAATGTTCGTAGCATCAGAGTTAATACTAATTGTAGTTTAATCATTGACGAATTGGCAGAAGTACTAGCACGTGGTATTGAAGTTACAGTTACAGTTAGCTTAGATGGCATTGGGGAAGTACACGATCGTGTGCGTTGGCCCATTAAGTGGGATAAGTTTTATACAAACCTAATGACCTACAAGTCTATGCCACTGACAGAATTAAATACGTGGACCACAGTCAGCGCATTAAACATTAGCGACTTTGATAACATTAAATCATTTGTAGCAGAACACAATTTACTACATTCTTGGGCACTTTTAAATACGCCAGACGAATTAAATGTTAAGTACAAGAACAATATGACATTACCTTATGCTGATGTTATTCCCGGCAAAGTTGCAGTAGACAGAAACAACCAACTTGAATTAAACGGGTTTATGTTAGATCAAGAATTATTGAGAGATATATGAAAATAGCAATTACAGGACACTCACAGGGCATTGGTAAAGAGCTTGCTAGAATTTACGCAGAGCAGGGACACGAAATTATTGGGCTTAGTCGTAGTAATGGACACAATATTAAAAGTGTTCCTAAGATAGCCACAGAAATAGAACCAGCTGATATTTTTATTAACAATGCTCAGGCAGGATACGCACAAACAGATTTATTGTTTGATGTATTTCAACGATGGATCGCAGAACCTAAGAAACAAATTATTGTAGTTAGTACACACATGACTAGAATGCCAGTTAATCCAATTCCGGGATTTGACATGGACGAATATCGTGTACAAAAAGTAGCACTAGAAGAAGCGTGTATGCAACTGCGTCACAGTAAAAAAGGTCCTAGAATTATTCTAGTGCGCCCAGGCGCAGTTAATACACAGTTTCACGATGAGCCAAGACCTGGTATGGCAGATCCTGCTGTATGGGCAGAAACTCTAGTTAAAATATTAGATTCGGCTGGTCCAGATTTATGGATTCCTGAAATATCACTTGTACCATTTCGCAAACAATGACACCTAAAGACGTATTAACTAATCCTGCATTTTGTCCTATGCCCTGGACTGGGCTTATGTACAACTTTGACGGTGATGTTAAGAACTGTATTCGTAGTGCCAGTAGATTGGGAAATATTTGTAATGACAAAATAGAAGATATACTGTCTAATAATATTAATGTTGCTAGGCAAGCAATGATCATTGATAAACAAAAGCCTAGTAACTGTCAGCCTTGTCATAATTTGGAAGTAGGTAAAACAAGTTTTGATATTGTTAGTGATCGTAAATTTTATATTAGAGAACTTAAACAAATACCATTAGATACATATCGAGTTAACAACTTTGATCTACATACAATTGATGTACGCTGGACTAACCTATGTAACTTTGCTTGTACATATTGTGGTCCACGCTTTAGCAGTAAGTGGGCAGACGAATTAAATACTCAACAACAAGTTCCAACTGACAAACAACGTGCCGACTTTAAAGAGTACATATTTCGACATGCAAAACAATTAAAGCACGTTTATCTAGCAGGTGGCGAGCCATTGCTGATGAAAGAGAATTTAGAATTATTAGACTTATTAGATCCAGATGTTAATCTACGTATTAATACAAACCTGAGTAAAGTAGATACTCGAGTATTTGATCGCATCTGCGAATTTAAAAATGTACATTGGATTGTCAGTGTAGAAACTATTGAAGAAGAATTTGAGTACATTAGATATGGCGGTAAATGGACAGACTTTTTGGATAACCTAACTGCTATTAAACAGCGAGACCATAAGATCAGTTTTAATATGCTACACTTTATATTAAACTATCAAACAATATTTGGGTGTGTGGATTATCTAACGGGATTAGGATTCCATAATAACTCATTTATCATTGGTCCATTGCTTACTCCAGAACACCTAAACATTAGACATTTACCAGATTCTGTGTTACAATCAGTTAAGGAAACATTGGTAGAACGAATTAGTAAACAACCTGGATATCTACTTGAAGATAGCTATAAGAATATGTTAAACTACTTAGATCAACCAATTGTAAAAGATTTTGCAGGTTCGTTGGAACAGCTATATATACTGGATCAGCGACGCAATTTAGATAGCAGTAAAATTTTTAAAGATTTATATAACATCAAGGAAAACTATCATGGCAACTAAACCATTTGACGTATCAAAATTTCGTAAGAGCATTACAAAAAGTATCGACGGTATCTCCGTTGGCTTTACAGATCCTACAGACTGGATCAGTACAAACAACTATGCTCTTAACTATCTAATCAGTGGCGACTTTAATAAAGGTGTGCCACTAGGTAAAGTTACTGTGTTTGCTGGAGAATCTGGCGCAGGTAAATCGTTTATCTGTTCGGGTAACTTAGTTGCTAATGCACAGAAGGAAGGCATTTATGTTATCCTAGTTGATAGCGAAAACGCACTTGATGAAAAGTGGTTACACGCACTCAATGTAGACACATCAGAAGACAAACTTCTGAAACTAAATATGGCTATGATCGACGATGTAGGTAAGATGATCAGCGAGTTTGTCAAGGAATACAAAACACTACCCGAGTTAGAGCGTCCAAAAGTCTTGTTTGTAGTTGACTCATTGGGTATGTTGCTAACCCCAACAGACGTTAACCAATTCGAAGCAGGCGATATGAAAGGCGATATGGGTCGTAAGCCCAAAGCACTTGCTGCACTAGTTCGTAACTGTGTTAATATGTTTGGTAGTTTGAATCTAGGACTAGTGTGTACAGCACACACATACGCATCACAGGATATGTTTGATCCCGATGACAAAATCAGCGGTGGACAGGGTTTTATCTACGCTTCCTCTATCGTTGTGGCAATGCGTAAGTTAAAACTAAAAGAAGACGAAGATGGCAACAAGATCTCAGAAGTAAAAGGCATCCGTGCCGCTTGTAAGATTATGAAAACTCGTTATGCTAAACCTTTTGAATCAGTACAGGTTAAGATTCCGTACGAAGAAGGTATGAATCCCTACTCTGGACTAGTTGACTTGTTTGAAGGTAAAGACATGCTTAAGAAGGAAGGTAACAGTTTAGTTTATACAGTTACAGGCGGCGAAATTATTAAGAAGTTCCGTAAGGCATGGGAACGTAATGAAGATAATTGCTTAGACAAAGTAATGAAAGACTTTATTGACAATCCACATCACAAAGAAGCAGTTGCTCCTGTAACAATTGATGAAGAAACTGGTGAGATTATTGAAGAAGTAGAAACAAAGTCTAAGAAATCTAAGAAAGAGGAAGTTACAGAATGACAATTGACGTAGAAGTTCTCAGTGAACTATATACTATTATGAAACAGTACGTTCCTGCAAAGGATCGTCAGGAGTGTGCAGATAACTTAATGAGTGTCATGGTTGATATGTTAGGCGACCAAGAACTTAAAGAGTTTGGCGGCACCGATGGTACGTTAAAGAAAGCTCTTAAAGAGTACTCTGCAGACGACGAGGTTGATGAAGAAGACGAAGACGGCGACTGGTAATGTGGTATAATAAGGTTGTTAGCAATCTAGGAGAAATTCCCGCTTTTATAGATTATTATGAGCGGGAATTATCTGCGGCTAAAGCCGACATTAAAATACAGGGTAAAGTTGAACGAGAACTAAGCAACTTACCCGGCGAAACAGAACACCGTTTTAATCAACTACAAGAAATCGAAGCAGTATTGGAACACTTAAATATACAGTTACGTAAGATACGCCAAAAGCACTATAAAAAATATTTGGAAGCCTACGCAAGAGCTTTAACAAGCCGCGATGCTGAAAAGTATGCTGAGGCCGAAGATGAAGTCATTGATATGGAAACTATCATTAACGAAGTAGCATTACTACGTAACAAATGGTTGGGTGTTATGAAGGGAATAGAGTCAAAGAACTTTATGCTAGGACACGTTGTTCGATTGCGTACAGCAGGAATGGAAGATATTACTGTTTCATGATAGATTGGAAGCAACGAGCCACGGAATTATTGGATGAGTTTGATCTTTGTTGTCAGGCAAAGCCCAAGCACGATGCTATAGATATACAATTAGAAAAAGACTCAGTAGCTAAGTTGGCATACCATTTATCTACACAACGTGGCTGGGGCACCGACACTGAGATTGCTGAAGCATGTCATCAACTTGAACCTAAATTACAACGATTAAAAGAAAAACTAGTAATGGAAATATTAACTAATGGCCCCGTTTAGAAACGCATACGATAGTCACGAACACAGTCTAGAAGTATTAAACCTATTATATTGTTATGATAGTTTTTTAGACAATCTATCTGTTATTGCAGATATGGGCTGTGGTGCTGGATTTGATGCCAGTTGGTGGGCTACTTTAGAAACAAGAGACGAGCCACCGGAACCACGCAACTATACAGTTTATGCAGTTGACAAAGATATTAAACAAATTGAGCCAGATTTTTTAACTAAAAGTCCGAACCTAGTTCCGCTTGCTCAAGACTTTGAAAATGTTGCACTTCCACGCAAGGCAGATTTAATTTGGTGCCATGATAGTTTGCAATACGTAAGAAATCCGTTATCTACATTGGCTATTTGGAAACAGTCCCTTAATGAAAATGGTATGTTGGTATTATCTGTTCCGCAAACAACTTATCTAACATATAATAGATTAACAGTATCAAACTATAACAATCAATTTTATAGTTACAATATATTAAATTTAATGTACATGCTAGCCGTTAGCGGGTTTGATTGCAAGGATGCGTATTTTTATCGTAAACCAAACACACCTTGGTTATATGCAGCAACATACGCAAGTCCATATCAACCGATGACTAGCGATGCTACTTGGTATGACTTAGCTGATAAAGGTTTAGTTAACGATAGTATAATAAACAGCGTAAACAAATACGGATATGCTAGACTAGAAGATACCATAGTAAATTGGTTAGATAAAAACATTTATCAAATAACAGACTAATGAAAATTGTAATCGCCACAGGCGGCTTTGATCCTATACACTCCGGGCATATTGCCTATCTCAATGCGGCTCGTAAGCTAGGCGATTCTTTAATGGTTGGCCTTAACTCAGATGCTTGGCTAGAACGTAAAAAAGGTCGTGCATTTATGCCTTTCTTAGAACGTGAAACGATCCTAATGAATATCAAATCAGTTGATACAGTATACGGGTTTGACGACCGCGACGGAAGTGCCTGTCAACTACTAGAATGGGCTAAAAAGCAATTCCCTTACGCAGAGTTTGTATTTGCCAACGGCGGAGATCGTACAGCCGTAAACATTCCTGAAATGTCAGTAGAGGGTGTGGAGTTTGTGTTTGGCGTTGGCGGCGAAGATAAGGCCAATAGTAGTAGCTGGATCCTTGAGGACTGGAAAGCGCCTAAAACCTACCGCCCCTGGGGCTATTACCGAGTGTTATATGACATTCCAGGAACAAAAGTTAAGGAACTAGTAGTCGAGCCGGGCAAACAGTTAAGTATGCAACGGCATCGTATGCGTAGCGAGTATTGGAAAGTAACTGAGGGCATGGCGCAGATTAAAAACGATACTGGTATAACCACATTAGGAGTACATGGTAGCTACTTTGTAGCACGTACAGAATGGCATCAACTAGCTAACCCATTCCCTAGCCCGCTTAAAATGATAGAAATACAGTACGGACCTGAGTGCTCTGAAGAAGATATAGAGCGTAGATAAATACTTAACTATGAGAATGCGTGAACTAATTAACTTACTTAAAGAAGCCCCAGTTGCAACAACTAAAGCACCGGTTAAGCCCGAAACTAGTCCAGTTGCTAAATCAGCACCCAAACCGGTTGCTAAAGCAAAACCTGCTCCAGCAAAAGACCCTGGTGCTAATAGAATAAACAAAGAAATAGTACAACAGCTACTATCTCAAGCTGGTTACAAAAAGATCAAAGTTAATGGAAATCGCGTACATGCAATAGTACAAATACCATCCGGTCAAGCAAAAACAAAATATCGTCAACTTGTACTAAACAATATTTTACAATATTTTCAAAAAAAATTCCCTGCCGCGAAACCACGTATAATTATAATTCCAGAAATCAGTAGTGCCGGTGTAATTGTATTTGATGGTTCTCCTGTAAACGTGTCGGTCAAGGATGAAGGCAAACAAGCAGATAAAAGTGCTGGTGTAGGTAACGAATTAGAATTAGCTAGTATGATGCAAAGTATGATTCAGGAATATGGATCCATTAATGCTACATTTATAGA